TATAATAAATCCCATCCATATCAGTGGCACCACATTCCCAACCGCTATCACTCATAAGGATAGCATCATTAGGAATACCATTTTGTTTGAATATGTTAAAAAGTTCACCTACTGTCATTCCTTATCCTCACTTTCCGCCTGTGGCTCAATCATCTTTGCTCCACAATATTTACAAAAAGCATCCTTCATTTTTCTATATCCAAAATCACCACCGCACTTTGAACATTTACACCAATAATCAGTTACATATTCCGCACCTTCGTCGGTTTCGTTTATCAGCCTTTTTCGCTTTTCGTATATCCAATGCCCTGTGTTTGGCTGTGGCTGAACGGGTGGTAAATCTCTCAAATCTTTTCGTAATAGCAAAATCTCTGTTGTCTGTTCCATGGGTACAGGATCAAACCTTTTATCAAGTGCATCAATCGCCGCCTGTCTACTTATCATGTCCCCGACATTTATGTCGTGAACATCCTGTGTCTGAAGTGTGGAAATCGCTCCCAAACTATTTCTGAATTTATCAAGTATCATCTGCGCCCTCTGCTTATCGGCATACGTTACATCTGGCGTTGGATGTGTTATTGTTCGCCACGCTTCGTCGTATTCAAATTTTGCACTTTTGAGTATTTTCAGCCATTCTGCAAGCTGTCGATGTTCTTCGCCACATTTGATTACATCTGCAACACCGCTTCGGTCAATAAAATGGTTTCCCATTCCCCAATCTGTCTCAAATTCACATTTACTTGCCACTTCTTCACAATGTCTAATCGCTTCATCGATTGTCATGATTCACCTCACTAAATCCATCCATTTTTCTTATAAATCTGTAAAGTATGCCCCATCGCTAAATGCATCTTAGTTTCCGAAATATCGGACACATGGAAAAAGATTATTCCGTCAGGGTATTTTCGTCCTTTAAACTCTGTGTAGGTTTTTATCCCGTGTATGTCCTTTTGGTACAGATTTCGCTTGCTACCGATCCTGTCAAGCGTGATATTTCCGACTTTCATCGGCTTAGTAAATGGGTCTATGCTTTTTTCTATCCATTTCCCGTCTTTGCGTATAGTTTTCTTGTCAGGTAATGTATGGTCAACCCATGCGATATATTGTTCCGACGGAAGTGCAAGGACAAATTCCCAAAATTTCATTTTCCACCTCACTTATAATCAAGCCATATTTTAAGGACATCACCTTCCGCTTGTATGCTATTGACCGTCCTGTCCTCTATTCCGTCCCAAATCTCAGAACATACCATAGCTTTGCACTGGACTTTCCCATTATCATCCATAATGTGGACGATTTCCTCACTTTCCCTGTTATTGTCTATAAGGTCGAGTAATTGTCCTACTGTTACCTTTGTCATTCCTTCACCTCTCTAATGCGTTTATTTGCCTTTTTAACCGCCCTTTAGTACCTTAGACGAACATTTATACCCCTAGAGTGTTTGGAGCGGTTTTTGAGTCGATTTTCCCCATAATCACGCTTTGTTCTCAATCAAGATAGCTAAATATGCTTTCCCCTCTTTATCTACCCTTGGGATTAATGCGTATATTTCCGATTCCTCATAATTTCCGACCTCACAACCACTATCCGCCAGATAGGATAGGCTTGTAAGCGGATCATCCATTTTGCTATCTCCTATCTGTATATCGAGATATGGTGATATTACTGGATATAAGTCTTTTACTTTCATTGCTCATCCTCCGTTCTTACCCATATCAGCATTGCAGTAGTGCCGACATAAAATTCTTCAACCTCTGCGTTCATCCAACGCATCCTGATATAATATTTTTCCGTAAATTGGCAATAATGTGGAAGAAATGCACATATCACATATTGCTGTATGTCGCTTATTTTTGTTTTTCCGTCATTTATATCATCCACCAAATCAAACATCTCGTCGTATTGATCTGCATCGCAAAGCATGACGGTAAGATTTTTTCTTGTCCACATATCGAGAAATTCTTTTAGTTTCATTCTTTCTCCTCAAAATCGTCGCAAGTATCGTCCCAACACGTAGGAACAGAATAATTATCGCTTTCCTCATTCCCACAACAGAACTCCGAATAACCTCTGTTTTGTGGTTTTGAAAAATCGCGCTTGTTATATTTGCAATTACCGCAACATTCTTTCATTGTTCATTTCCTCCTCTATTTGGATTTGAAAAACATAATTCCTTATCCTTGCATATCCATATAGTCACCATTGCCAAAATGTCAGCAAAGGTCACGTGTTTCAAAACGATCTCATTTCCGTTATCTCTTACTTCGCAAATCATTTGTTTTTCTCCATCTCTCGTCACAACAAGCACTCGTATAAGCATACGGCGGTCTCTTACCGATAATATCCGCTTTACGTTCCTGGACAGATGGTACTCTTTTAACCATGATGGACTTTTTGCCGTGTGTGATAAATGTTGTACGAGACAAATTAATGTTTATTGCTTCTAATGATTTTTCTGCTACCATATTTTTCACCTCACTTATTATCAATCTATATACGGTTCACCCTTTGGATAACCGCAATTAGCAACTCTCCATCTGATTTCGAGTGTTCCATACCACCACAAAAAAGTGAAACCTCCGACAAAATGATTCCAGTCAAAACGCTCATAAAGCTGGAATCCCAACAGCAAACCGAATATGCCCTTGCCGAAGTATAAGGCAACTCGGTTCTTTTTACTTTTAAATTTTTTTATTACCATTTCTCCACCTCACTTAATCCCAACAAATAATCAGCGCTAACATTCAGTGCCTTGCATATCTCAATCAAAATCGGTACAGAAATTATTCTTCCGCCGTGTATGTATCTGCTGATTACCATTTCACTAACACCGATTTTTTCAGCAAGCTCTTTCTGCATCATTCCCCGCTCATGCAGGACTGTCTTTAATCTCTGTCCTATTGACATTATTTACCTCGCATTTCATCGTACTTCATATCACCATATTCCGCTTCATAATCCTCGGCAGTGAACAACCGTCTTAAATTGACTTCATTACCGTATTTCTCATACATTGCATCTTTTACGCAATCTTCACTGCAGAAACTTTTCCCGTCCCATTTGAAAGCGTAATCACCTGCATACATCATTTCTCCACATTGCTCACATTCTATCGGCTTATCATCTTCAAACTTCATTGTCATCCATGGTCTCCTTTACTACTTTTTTTGCATAATATTCTTGGCTGTATTCTTTTATGCGTTCCTTGTTTTTTTTGCGCCATTCTTTCATATAAGCAAGACGCTTTTCACGATTTTCTTTTTTTTCATACCATTTTTTATAATATTTATTCATTTTTTATATTTTTCTAATAATTGATTGTATGATTTCCAGTATTCCATGACTTTCTGACTATTTTTATTACTCTTAACATCTCGTCCTGTATTATAAGCAGCATAAGCTCTCTCAGTATTGCCGTACTTTTTAACGTACTTCTGCAACTCCCACATGCCACAGCGGATTCCTGTACATGGATCATAAAGATCATCACTTTCAGAAATCATTCCCTCTTTTATAAGCGTTTTCCACCGGCAGGAATTTGTCTGAAAAAGACCTTTGTCAGTTGATCCGTTTTTATTATTATTTATGGCTTTAGGATTAAAGTCTGATTCTTTCTGGATTACCGCCAGCGCAAATCCATAATCAATCTCACGGTCAACCGACTCATTCCATAAAACATGTTGCTGCTCTTCATCAAGCCTGATCTCCGGGATATAAACAAACCCATCATCTTCCTCAACCTCAATCACCGGATCTTCTTCGACTTCAATCACCGGATATCCCTCAATTTCAACTACTTTGACATTAGATTCTGCCGCAAGAATCTCATTTGTTGCAGCCATAACCATCATTGCAAAAATTAATAAACTAAAGCACTTAATAATAAATTTCATGTTAACCCCTTCTCTTAATCGTAAACACTTCTGTAAAAGTCCGAAGCATCATACTGTTTTGCATCACCAATAAGCCGAATATATTTATAATAGATACCTTTACCATCTCGTCCTTTTTCCGGCAGTTTCTTGGCAATTTCAGTAAAGAACTTTTTCGATGACATCTCGTACTCGTTATTATCTTTTGCCCACTGACTATATGCCCGGAAAAGATCTCTTGCGGGAGTCTTATCTTTTATCTCATAGTCAATTTCCACACATTGCTCCAGGAATCCAGCCAGTAAATCCATCTCCTGCTTATATTCTTTTACCGCCATCTTTACGCATTCAGGTTCTTCCATGCCTTCATCCATCCACATACGGCAACCATCAACAGCCCATCTGAGAATCTGTGGAAATTCTGCTCTTAATTTATATTTCAAATTTTTATCTACCTTGTTAGCCGGGATATTAACTTCGAAAGGTATAAGTTTGATCCTTCGCCAAATACCGATATCTGTACCACGGATAATGGGCTTATGATTAGTTGCAATCCAGATTTTAAACTCCGGTGTGTACTCAAACTCATCAGCATAAAGAAATCTACATGTAATTTTTGAGCCACCTGTAAGCTGTTTGAGAAGTCCCTCATTAAGTCTCACACCCTCTGTCGGTTCCTCAGAAGTCACAAATCTTATTGACTTTAAACGCGCGATATCGGATAATGCTCCACCGTCTCCCCACTTTCTCATCATGATTGTTTCAGGCTGTGCATTAGCAGCATATCCACCTAATAGATCAGAGATAGTATCAAGAAATGTACTTTTGCCATTATTACCCATGCCGTAAAGGAAATAAGCACACTGTTCATGATTGGATCCGGTCAAAGAATAGCCGATTGATTTTTGGATATATCTCACAAGTTCCTGGTCACCATTAGTAATATCCATAAGGAACCTGAGCCACAAGGTTGGCTCTTTTCCTTCAGTGTCATACTCGGAATAACAAATCTTTGACATACCGAAATTACTATCATGTGGCAGCAATTCACCGGTCCTGAGATTAACAATTCCATTCTGACAGTTCAGATATTCAGGATACGAATCAAAATCATCCGGTGAAATAGGTATTCCATGTAAATGCTGGCATTCCTTAATCATCGCCTCTTTACCACGGGAACTCGCTGTCTTAGTAGCCCATTTAAGCAGGTCTTCCTGAGTCTTTTCATCCTGTTCCTGATAGCCTTCTCGTTTAATATCCTCACAGATCACATCGCCTAACTTTTTAACTTCACCGGAATCATCCAGTCGCCATGTTTTGCCGTCCCAGTAATACCATTTTTTGCGGTTGTATGAGTATCTAAGAACATGACCAAAACGATCCTGCAATCTGTGTGCATTTCCGGTGTCCGTCATATCATATGATTTACTGCCGGTTTCTACTCCCACAGACCCATCCCGGAATAATGCAAGTGCTAAAGATGTATCATCATACCGCCTCGGCTCATATACATCTCTGCAATTAGCACAGGCTTTACCGATGGTTATCTGCCCATAAGTTATCCCGGCGCGTTTACTATCCCATTTATCACGCATAAGCCCGGATGATCGGAAGATTCTGTCCATCTGAGCCTCATTTTTCTGAGTCCAGAATGCAAGCTGATTACAAAGTGCCAAATCCGCTTCAGATTGTGAGGAATACACTCCCTGCCAGTTCCCGGAATAAAGCATGGAAAACAGATATCCGGACCTGCAATTCTTAGCCTTTTCGATGATTTCTCTGTCTTCCATATCAACATGAGATACAGTCCGATGCTCAACGCACGGTGTTTCAGATGGAAGATACTTGCTGTGTAAAACTTTTACGCTTTCCGTACAATCCGCAACGTGTGTGTAAGCCGGATTATAAATGTTTCCTGTACAGATAAAATATCTGCCTTTGGAATACATCTCCACATTACCTCTGCGTCTTGCGCCATCCGGCAGTTCACCTTTACAGATAATATGTACACCTGTCCCACTCTGTGAATATTCCGCATAGCTCTGCAGCGTCTCCACAAACTCATCGCAGAAATCAACATCATCGGTACAATGGTCGAGATCAACACCAAAATAAGGTTCCGCAAACATAAAACCAATACCAGCAAAGTTATATTTCTCACACGCTTCACACGCAGTTTTAAAATCAGCCCATGTCTCCGGATCATTTGATTTTGCGTTTTTCCCGGTTTTAGGATTTCTCGGCACCTTATCCTGCTTTGTCCAGCACACCCATCTAGGCAATCCCTGTAATTCCTCCGGGATATTTTCAATTTTTGTGACCATACTCATTCTTTACCCTTCCAATTTCGTCTTCAGAAATCACCCAATACCAATTATTTTTATCTTTATGGGCTAAAATTTTATGATTAGTGATCCAGTCCCGGATTGTCCTGACTTTCACACCAATAGCAATTGCTGCTTCACGAATGCTATAATTTTTCATTTTTTTCCTTTCTGCATTTAGGTCTAAATGCTCTTACATCTGGGAATTGTTCAAAATCCCATATCTCTCTAAAATAGTTTTTCAGCATTTGAATGTCATTTAACCGATACATTTTTCCATCATCGTCAGTAACATATTCTTTTATTGTATTTTCCAAACGTTCCAGATCCTGCAAAAACGGATGTGCTTCTCCATGTCCTATTTTTTTAACGTGAATCGCCCTATCATGATTTTCGTTAGGTCTTCTGGCAACATCAAACTCAACGAATATGCTGCGTTTCGGTTTTCCGCTTACCATTTCGCTCTCATGCAGAAAATATTCTTTACCATCTTCTCCCAATATAAATCCGCAACCTAAACCACCTTTCCATTGTATGATTTTTCCTTTCATTCCATCACCTCACTAATACGCTTATTTGCCCCTTAAACCGCCCTTTCGTGCCTTAGACATATATTTGTCAGGGTAAAGAGTAAAGGACGGTTTTTGAAGCATTTATTGTCTATCTATCCGTTGTTCTCGACCATGATTGTTAAATACGCATCTCCGTCCTTATCAATTCTCGGAATGAGCGCATATACCTCATAGTCTGCATAGCTGTCGATTTCGCATCCCGAGTCTGCAAGGTATGACATAGTTGTCAGCGGACCGTCTAACTTGCTATCTCCTATCTGTATATCGAGAAATGGAGATATGACGGGATATAAGTCTTTGACTTTCATGGCTTATTCCCCAATTTTTATGAATAAAAGATCGTCAGCGCACCTGAATAATGTGTGATTACCCTTAAATTTTTCGATGCCCTCTCTGCAGCTTAAAGCTGTTGCAACAGTAGTCTTCTGATTAGCAACTGCATAACCTTCGGTATCGCTGAAAGTCATGTACAACCGGTCTCCAGCAAGTCCGATCATGATTTTCTTACCCAGCTTAATGCCCTCGATAGCGTCTTTTTTAATTGATATCCTTAACTTTGGACATCCACATTGATGTGATGGCTTATTGATAGTTACTGTGACATCACTATCATTTTCGTTATATTTGCCTCCAATAGCTAACGTAAGCCACTGTATCTTCGGCTTTTCATTTTTCTGCTGATATTCCTTGGTCTTGTCCCGGTCATACCACACCCTTGAGCCAATCCTCATCACAGCATCAGCCTTCGCTGCATATTCAATAGCTGTGTTAGTATCGCACCCTAACTCCTGAGCTAATTCATTAGCATTCAAAAACCTTGTTTTGTCCTTGTTCATTGTTTGTACCATCCTTTCAAAAAAAAAATAATATTTATGTTTAATACAATACTACAATCCTACACTAATGTCAATATTAAATTTAATTATTCTATAATCGAATAGCCTAGTTTTTTATAAACAGATAATCTCTTTTTCCACCAACCTTTATACATGCCAAATTCATCAACAAAATCTATTACCGTACCATGAGATTTTCCGTCTGCCTTTCGTCCGACCCTTCCTGCCGATTGCTCAATAGTTGTGGGATCTTTTTCGGGTGTGGCAAATACTACATATCGCAGGTTTGGAATATCGAGTCCTTCACGAGCCAAAGCGTACGTAGCAAATACACAATCAAGTTCACCTTCATTCAAAGCATTAAGCGCCGCTTTCCTCTCTGCCTTTGCCGCCTTGCTATTTCCAGCTCCTGATAAACACACGGCTTTGCCTTGTGTATATGCCTTACATAACTGCTTCAGATATTCCACACGATTCCCCAAAACAAGCATGGCACCCTTTTGTGCGTATTTTTTTACATAATCCAGCACAAACTGAAAACGATTCTGGTCACCGGTAAGATCAGTAACAAGTCCGGCATAATTGATGGTGCCATCACCACAAAGCGCCATGTCCATACTAGGCATATATCCGGTTAGGACCGGCATAACTTCAACAGGACATGTATTCCCGGCAACATCCTCACGTGATACTTCATGTATGATTCCTCCCAGCAACGCAAACATCATATCCGACAGTCCATCGCTGCGTTTAGGTGTAGCAGTAAGACCAATCTTATACCGGCAGGATAAAGCACTAAGCACACGATAAAACTGCATAGCTTTTGTCGGGGACCCTACTGCTTTGTGGCAATTGTGAACAAGGATGCCGTTTGCGAAATAGTTGTTATTGTCGTCTACTTCGATATTGTAGACATAACCGTCTGGGCACAATCCTCCAAATGTTCCATCACTTGTCGATTTTTGAATCTCAATACTGTCCACCCTAACCCATTTAAGAATTGTTCTTTCTTTCTGTCTTGTTCCTGTCTTTTTAATGGACAATGCGAGCTTCCGTCTATTTCGATTGCTATCATCGGCTCCACCAAAGCTATATCGACCTTGTAACAGGTTGGATATCCAGAATCCCTCGCCGCTTTTGTTGGAATCGGATATTCCACAAAAATCGTCAAATCTGTTAACCTTTTTAAGATCTCGCTCACAAGCATTTCTTGCGGTTTTGTCATTCCTGTGCCGTTTCCACCTTGCAACCTTGGCTTGTGCCCCATCTCTTTCAATCGCGCTGATACTTTTGCCCTTGTTTCCGGATTTTTCATTGGGTTTCTTTTTGTCATTCGCTCCATGATCTGATCGTGATATTCGGCATTGATTTTTTTCATATGTTCCGCAGATTTTGCTCTGCGTTCTGCCGTCCATTCTTGTTTCGCTTGCGTTCCTTGATATGCGCAATCTCGACAACAATAGCCGTAACCACGTTTTTTTATTCGCGCTCTTGTTGTCGACGGTTTCTTTGTCTCGTCGAACTCCTTGCCGCACCAACTGCATAACATAATCACCACACTCCATTTCTCTTGCACATGTCCAACCTTTATTCTTTACGAAAAACGGATGATTGCTTGTTGTATTAATGGCTATCCCGTTATTCATAGTTACTTTGATCAGATCACGTGGAGTCAGCCTAAATGTATGTACAACAGGTTTGAATTCAATTCGTCCGCTATCCCTATTATACGATGCAACCAAGTCACCACGCAATAGGTTTTTTATTTTTTTCTGTCCATTTTTTGTCGCAATTAACGTATCAGCAGGAAAGCACTCATCAACGATGATCACACCAAACTCATTCCGGTATGGAGTAAGATCAACTTTGCTTGCTGTCTGCACCGTAGCAAACGTAATTCCGCGCCCAATCTTCACCTTCCCCTCAGTTATCGTGCCATAGCTGTCAAAAGCTGCATCATATACAGACTTCGCACGATTCATTGACTGGTTCAAAAGATCCTGTGTGTGCGTGATCCATAAGCAGCGCATCCCAATCCTGGAAACAGCTTCGAGTGCGGTCTGTGTATTATGCGTCACAACAAAATGCTCCGTAACATACAGTTGATCTTCTGCGTCTACTGTAATGCACCTACTCGTTATCGGCTCGCATGGATCTATTTTTTTAATAATGCGATATGCCTTGTTATAATGTGTTCTGTTCCGATATGCGACAGAATGTTTTTCGCTTGTAAACGGCTTGAAATTATACAATTTAAAGAATACTCGATATGCTTTTCTGCCTGTGCGCTTTTCGCCATTATAAGTGTATGTCGGTATCTTTTCTTTCACTTTCGCCGTACCGCCCAAACTTTCCACTATAAATACAACATCATCTGCAAGCTGTTTTGACGCAGTGCTATATTCATATATTGTGCCATTTGATATGTGACCATCTGCATCAAATAATCCCTGCAATATCGCAAGCCGAACCTCAACCGGAGCGAATAGATATTCTTTCGGGATAAATTTTTCATAAGAATGCTTACATTCAAGACCAAGTGATTTAATGTCATGTAACGTATATCCACCGCAGAATCGCCAATCATAATTCTTTTTATGAATTATCCATTCACACGCACCATAATCCTTGCCAATAATATCAATCACTTTTTTCAGTATATCATCCTCACTTGTAGACATGGTAATCATTGACTTCTGAAAACATCCATCACCAAGCAAAAAACCCAATAACCACGGATTCATGCTTCGATAATCTTCATAGCCATAAAACTCTACTGGCTTAACAATCGGAATATATAAATATTGACTCCGACATTTCATGTTCTGATAATGCTCATAAATAGCCTGCGTATTCATAACATCCCAATTTCCGCTTTCCGCTCTCTGAGATTGTTTTTGTACTGTCCATAAGTGATCCTTATCACATACGGTTTCTACGCCATCACTAAAAGTGATTTTATAAGCGTCAACCTTCCCACGATCAAATATACCTGTTACTCTTGTAGCCTTACCGTCAGAACCTACAACAGCGTCACCTACTTGCAAATCACCATTGCGCCTCCATCCTGTCGGAGTGCATATTTTTGCATCAATCGGTAACCCCTTGCCACTCCCACAAGGCATCACCAGCACCCCGTTTTTACGCTCTAAAACCGCTTCTACGGCTTTTTCTTGGTATGGGTAGGTATTTATTCGACTAAGATACGAAAACCCCTCAGAACGCGCTATATGACTTTCTAACGGCATATCCGGGAAACGCTCATGCAAGTTATAAAGACAACCAAAAGGTAGGATGATTGAGTCACCTACCTCTTCGTATAAACAAAACTGTCTTGGTATATTGCCGGTCCATAACCCCATAGCTTGTTTCTTTACGTATTCCGGATTATTGATTATAAGTGTTTCCTTGCACCAATTACGTAACTCTTTGCTTGGTTCTTTTATTGTGATTTTCTCAGCAACTTCACCCTGCATATTACTCCTCCAGTTTATAAAACACTTTCCGTTTCCGCAGATCGATATTTTTCTCTTTCAGCACATCCTTGACCGGCAACATGTAAATGTTATTGTCGTATAAAACCGCAATGTAAGCTTCTGTGTTTCCACAATCAAACCATTTGTGGAATGCATATATCTGATTATCTTCCAGCCGGGATGATCTGAATATATGATTTTGATTTGTTTTACAGTCAATCACAGCCACCTCATCATTAATAACTGCAATAATGTCAAAAGGCTGTGCGCCACGTGCGTCAGGAGACAGGAAGTGTACCCAGGCACCATAATTAGCCAGTATGTCACAGAATGTGCGCTCGAATTGAGTTCCTAATTTTTTATTGTTCATATCTATCCACCTCTAAAATAAAAATGCGAGAGCAAATGCTCCCGCATGATCAACAAAAACCATTAAAATAATGGTAAAGCATCAGCAGCTGCATCTGACACCTTCATAAATCCATCTTCATCGATGGCTGGCTTTGCATTAGCACCGGTAGGTTCTGACCATGGTGCAAGATTACCCTGCTTACTTGCGGCAATAAAATAATGGATTCTAGCCTGAGTAGTGCCACCATTGTAATCGCTTTCCTCATGCTTAATCTTTACTGCACCAACTTTGCCGATCCAATTACTCATATTAAGATCGCCATCCGCTATATCCTTAAAGCTGTCAAAAAACTGTGTCAGATTACGGTTAGTGATCTCAGGATGATCATCCAGGAATGTGATGTAATGATAAAGTGTTTCGTTTCTTCCACTCACATCAAACTCCAGCACGATCATATTGCGTCCTTTTTTGCTGACAGCTTTATCAGCCTTACGGATTCTTACACGGTATTCTCCCTCCGGGATGATTGCGAACTGCTGCTCTTCTCTCTGATAATTCCAAGACATAATTATTCGTCCTCCTTAATACTACAATATCTGATAGTGATCTTCCGACCATTTTCAATGCTGCAAATTTCCGCAGATGAATCTTTGAAGTTATTTAAAAAAGTCTCAACAAAAGACTTTGCACTTTGTAAAGATTCAAACTCTCCCTGCAGTTTTTCATCATAAGAATATCCCTCCGCCTTCTGCTTAATTGTTACTGTTACCATTGTTAGCCTCCTCAAATTTCATAAAATCTTCAACCTTACATGCCTTGCGTGAATCGATCTGGTTCTTAGCATAGATATTCTGCTGTGCTTCCAGCAAAATACCATGCTGACCTTCCTTATTTACAAATATCTTACCTACTACATCACAGAGTCCGCAGATATTATCGATGATTTTCAGACTCATCTTAGGAATCAGCTGTGAATAGCTTGTGCCATCCGGAGAAACAATGCTCCGCACATCCTCCCATGCAGTCCACACAACATCAAGCCCCAGCGTTTTCATTAAACGTAAACTATTTACAAGCTTGAACTGCATGTACTGATAATCAGCCTGTGCAGGAACCCCCTTGTTCTTACCCTGTGCGCCAAGGTCTGACAGAATACATCTCTCCAACTCTGATATATTATCCACAGCCACTGTAGTAATATTTAACTTCCGCAGCTCCCCGGAATCCCGCATATTTACAAGCTCCTGCAGGCAAGCTGTCCAGTCAGCAAATGTATGGATGTTATCTACCTGCCAGATCATAACATTATCTGTGTTTTTCACTACCTCATGTTTCGCAAGAGTAGTAGAGATTGTCCTATCAACATCAAGTACAAGCGTTTTGCCCTTGCTATTTTCAGCGATCAACCCGATAGCGGTCGACTTCCCAACTCCCGGTGGGCAATACAAAAGAGATGTATAGTGTTTATCCTGTACAATCTCATCAATTCCTTTAAATTCTCTCATTAGTTTTCTCTCCTTCTGAACTCAATATAATCCTGGCTTGGATCATAATTTAAGCAGATGCTAGAATACTCGCACCTTCTACCCCAGGCATTACAGTGACAAGTATTTCGGTAACAATTACCTGCTGCCACCATTTCATCACAGATCGCTTCGAATTCTTTCTCAAACTCAGCGACCTCGGCATCTGTGCGCTCTACAGTAAAAACCCTGATCTTATTTTCAGTATCATCATCATACCATGCGACCATACGGTCATAGAACTCTTCCTCAGTTTCATCTTTTTTGAGTCGGATCGTAGGCTTCCTGCAAACTGTATAATGGACCTTCCGCCGCCCCGACAAACTCATATACGCAAGCACCTGTTCATCCCATAAAAGGTTATACTCGTACTCGCCGCCTTCAGATATATCAGCGCTGGTGGTTTTATGTTCCACGATAAAGCCATCATCAGATAAACCATCCACAAAGCCATGCAGGACATGGTCCCCGATCTGCTTCTCCAGCTCCTTTTCCGCCGCCACAACATGAAACTGTGGCAGGATGTATTTCTCATAAGCCTTTGCCATAGCAGCCGCTTTGGAAAAATCATCATCCGGCAACTCTTCGCCATTTTCCAGCATTTCAAGATATGCATGATAGCTTTTGCCTGTTTCCAGAGATTCTGCAGTTTCTACTGGTTCCAGCTTTTCAATATACCGGAACTGCCATGCTCTCCGGCATGCCTTAAACAGCTTAATCTGTGATATACTCGCGATCATTTAAAATCCCTCATTGCTCTTTTCATAGCACTTTCAAATTCAGTAAAAGGATCTTTTTTCTCAGGAATATCCTCACAAATGTTTTTATATAATCCGTCATTATCACGGATATAGTCTTTGAATGTCTGTTTGAATTCTTCAGGTACATTCTCCATTTTTAACATTTCCCGCCCGATTACAGTATAAGCAGTCATCATATCTAATGCGTTACCTTTAAAGGCAATAGTCATGTTATCGTCATCCATATCAATCAACATTCTCATTTTTCTCATCCTCCTCTAACACAAGCTGGATTTTTGTCACCGTTATTTTCCCTGGTGTTTGAATACCATTTTCGACATTGCAAAGCGTTTGCAGAGTGACCCCACACAGGTCAGCCATCTGCTTCTGAGACAGCCGATGCTTTGCCCGGTATCTGATTATTTTTTCCTCTAACGTCATTATGGCACCTCCTTTCTGAAACTAAAGAGATGATACCACCTTAAAACCATTACGTCAAATATTATATTATATTATTTTACTTTTTTTTAATCTTTTTACATTTAAAGTGAAGAATAATACTACATAAAGGTAAAGTATATATATAAAAAAAGTCCTATAGGAGAAGTTACTATAAGTGAAGGATAATCGTACATTTATTTTCGGATATTGCCAGAGGAAAAAAAGCATGATAATATAATTATGCCTTGTTTATGTGATTTGGTTGTCATGTTAGGTCTCCTTTCACATTAAAAAAATCCCGCGATCTACGCGGGATTTTTTAATTCTTAATCCTCTTCAAGATAATATTCAAGTTTATTAGCCCATGCTGCCAATCCTTCTTCTGTCCATCCATTAGACTTGCATCCAAGCCAATTCATGGAAAATCGATTCATCCCGGACCAATACCAATATCTTCCAACTACTTCGCCCCATTCATTCACGATAGAACCCTTATTTAACATTTTTACACCTCCACTTTTTTAATCTTGACCGTTTACACTATGCAGACGGTTTTTTAATGCGTTTCATCCCCAATGAGGATAATTCCAAATCCTATAAACTGGTAAATCACCCATTTCCAGTCACCACATAAACAGGCAAATACTCCTATACCGAAAAGCATCATTCCTATGAGATATAATCTTATTTTCATTTTCATTCAAACACCTCTTCCGTATGGCAATATGTTCCATCATAATTTTTTGTTGTAAAACAATATTTGCCGTCAATCACTCTTAAATAATGGTCTGCTTTGGCGGTTGAATATTTGCAACCGCCCTGCTGTGGATTTGTCATTTTTATTTTCTTATACATTGCTACCAGTTTTCCTATTACATCTTTTCTGACGTTTTTCATCTTCAATCTCCTTTCATTTTTCGTTTCCACAAGCGTAATATAATCTTTTTTCTAATTCCTCAATCTCATCATATATATCAAGTTCCTCATAAGGGTCTGCTCCGATTAATCTATACTTTGCCTGTGCGATTTTTTCTTTTAATTTATTAGGATTTTTACACCTCCACTTTTTTAAATCCATGCTTTAACAGATATCTGTAATAATCGTTACCCTCATCCTTTGTGGTAACGGTGAACATATTCGACCAAACATCACAATTATCATCAATAACCTGCTTTACTCCTGCACCCTGATCATAAACATTCATGATCACTACCGGAGAAAACCGACCATCACGAAGTGTTCCGAAATAAACATCCACCCGGCACTCTGCTACGTATCCATCACGTTCCTCTGTCCAGGACTTCTGCATTTTTGTGATGTTATCAAGCTGAACATGCTCCCAACCTACATTCTTCTTAAGTGCTATAACTGCTGCCATGATTTTTACCTCCGTTTTTTTTAACTGTGTTAAGATTACCTCTAAGTGTGCTTTACGTCAATATGTTTTTTAATATTTTTTAAATAATTATACAAAAAAAGAGTGCGTCCACTAAGGAACGCACTCTGAAATTGTTACTCTGTGAACCGCCGCATCACACCATCATAAAGCCGGGGATTGATAACCGATAAGGTGTCCATTAATTCATCGATGACCGGAAACACCCGATCAGGATCAAGTCCATGGATAGAATCTGAAAACTCTGAACCACTATCATAAGTAATGCCCTTACTCTCCGGAGCAGCCGCCCCGGAATAAGCCACCGGTAGTTCTAAAGGTTTTTGCTTTTCTGCTTTCGGATACAGATGATCCCGGATGGTATAAAATGCAGCCAGTTTAATGCAAGTATTCGCTGTGGGCTTCGGTGTGCCTTCACACTCGGCTATCGCCTCTCTTAAATCTTGCTCGGTAATCATTACATCTGTTCCATTTTCTGAATGAATTTCTTGAATTCCATCTTGGTACGCTCATCTGGAGCATCATTCATAAGGTCACGCAGTTCGGATACCATCATCTCAGTACCGTCAGCACGTGAATACCTGCCCATAGAGTCACGTCTTGCATTTCTGCCACGTCCTCTTGCACCGGAATAACGTCTTAAATTACCGCTACCCATCATACCATCATCATAAGCACTTGAATAATCTTCGTCCTCATATTTTTCGATGATTTTATCAAGATTCTTGATTGTATGTGCTAACTTGTCGATAACTTCAAGACTTCCTGCGTCAAGTTTTTTATCACCGTATTCTTCAAGTTCCTCGCAAAGTTTATCTTTTAATTCATATACTTTATGCATTTATCATCTACCCCCTTTCACGCTATTCTATCTATAACAAGGTTTGCGTTCTGCACAGCAATCTGAGGTGCAGGTGTTACGGTCGGGTCAGATGATGCAGGAACAGCATCAACTGATACGCTGAAGCAACAACCTCTAGGAACTCTGATTATCGCTGTGCTAGTCACGTTTCCAAAATTATCACCAACTGCGGCAGGTACAAATATCGCTCTGCTCGTTGGTCTTGGTTCACCGTTGACGGTTATAGATACCGCAATTCCACCATCGGGGACAGTGCCACCTGTAGGAACTGCGATGTTTCCGTTAAACGTGACTTGATACGTTGCAAAACACTGGTTTGTGATTCCACGCAGAATAAAAATCCCTGTTTCGTCCTCGTGATAGATATATCCTTTTCGACATGGGATAGAAGCTGTAAATATAATTGGTGCGTTGTTGTTTACGACTTGCAACGCATTTGCTAAATATTCAGCCGCCATAATCACACCCCCCTTAGAAAGAACCGTTACCGCATCCACATCCGCAAGGGTTAGCCTGCTGATTGCATGTAAATATAGGTGTGCGCCCGTAAACTGGTGTTGTTGGTACCGGGCAACTTGAAAGGCGGTTATAAAGCGCATCAACCTCGTTAGCAAATCCCTGTTGGAAGAGAGCCGTCTGTGCGTTATTGTTTGCAAGGAGCTGTGCAGTCTGTTCCACCTGTGAAGCCTGACCACGGGCATACATAAGTTCTGAACGAAGGTTCTGATTCTCTCTGCGTTCTGCATCGAGACGATCCTGACACAGATCATCCTTAATGGACTGGATACCTGCAGTGATAGCAGAAACGATTGCGTTCGTGTTACCCATATTCTGCATTGTGACGTTCTGAAGTGCATCACCTACCGCAGCACGATCCGCGCAAGCCTCAGTAGCTACAGTATATCTAAGATCTGCAACACCAGAGTTTACACCAGTGAATCCCTGCATCATAGCAGTCTGTGCATTAAATGCAGTCTGCATATTCGCTACCTGACGTGCATTCGCCGCAGTTTCAGCATTTGCAAAACCATTTGCAAGAGCCATCTGCATATCGCCGCAACAATTGCAAAGCTGATTCTGTAGTGCATTTACACCACTTCTGATTTCGGTAACGTTATCATTGATCATCTGATCTCTGAAACCGCTGTTAATCTGATTGCTCTGATTCATCCATGGGTAAATGTCATTTCCACCACCGAATCCACCGCCGAATCCGTTGCCCCATGCATTGCCGCCAAGCAGGATAAAGAGCAGGAGAATCCAAAATGAACCATTGTCACCGAATCCAAAACCGCAATTCCCGGTATTGCCCATCGGTGTTACTGGCAGAACCATGTTCGTTCCGCTATCATCTGTTAAAGCCATATAATTTACCTCCGTAAATAAATAAGGTTGTTAATGTGTTACTATTTACATTCTCAGCTGATGAATGATCAAAAATGTGGTATAATATAGGTGCAGTGGATAGGGTCGCTCCCGAAAGCCGTAATGCCTTAACGGTTTCCACTGCTTGAACAAATAAGGCATCATGCACGAAAGGCAGGTGTTATTTTTATGCAAGAAATTTGGAAGGATATTCCCGGATATAACGGTAAATATCGAGTAAGCAATCTCGGCAATGTCATGAGCATCAATTATCTGAACCAAGGCATTGATAAATTGCTTTCGCTTAAAAAACATCACTCCGGTTATTTAATTGTTCGTCTCTGCTCTGGAAACAAATCAAAACAAAAGAACCGTACCGTCCACTCTCTTGTCGCAGAGGCATTTATCCCAAATCCTTACAATAAAAGATGCGTGAACCATATTGACGGAAATAAAAAGAATAACCGTGTCAATAATCTGGAATGGGTCACCCACCGGGAAAACACTCAACACGCAATACGAACTGGATTACGTGATCCGCACAAAAACAATCATCCAAAGGGTGCAGATACTTACAATAGTCGATCCGTTATTCAATATTCAAAATCAGGCGAATATATTCGCACATGGGATTGTGTTTCTGATGCGGCAAGATATGTAGGAATGAACCCATGCATGATAATCAATAACGCATCTGGTCGCATAAAGTCCGCTCATGGATTTGTGTGGAAATATCCGTCATAATTTCATTCCCATCATCCGTCCCAATTCCTGTGCCTGTTGCACCGCCGCATTGTACTCATCCTGCGACACCTTCCCGGAATTAAGAAGTTGCTGAACCTGATCCTTGGCATTTCCAGAAAAACTATTCCGGAACTGCATAAATCTCTGCAGCATATTATTTCCGCCCATCTGCTGCTTCATCATTTCCGTGTAAAGCTGGTTCATTTCTTGACTCCTTCCTGCAATATGCTTCGAAATCGGCTCTCAATGCGTTTATTTGAGCCTGTAAGCCGTTTAAATCATCCTGTGATACATTTATGCCCTCTGCTTTTTGAAGCCCCTCTATGGGGCTTTTAGGCACTTCATTTCGAATTGTATAATCCAACGTCTTAATGGATGGCATCCCGGATGCATCTGCTGACTTAAGATAAATCGTCTGCCGTTCAGAATCCCACAATTGTACTGTGTTATTTGGAGCTACAAGATAAGATTTTGCACCGGCTTCACCCTGCACCCAAGTAATGCCCGCATTTTGTTGCGATTGCTGCAGTGGTTGCGGTGGCTGATATGAAAATTGTGGATAAACTGGCTGATAACCTATTGGAAAATTATATCCTGCCATAACTTAATCCTTTCTATACCATACAAATTGAGGAATCTCCTGTGAAGAATCCCACGCATCATAAAGAATTCCGTTTTTTACAGTGGCAACATGCCCTCCAAAACCAAGGACATAAACTCCATGAGGATGATCCCTGCAAAACTCTTCCGCCGTATAGCATTCTGGGCATCTATTCGGTATCGCTGCACGATAAAATCCATTTTGTCTTAACACTGCACCCCATACAGAATCAGAGTTTGGCATATCACCCATGTTATATCCAGCATCTGAGATAAGATCATAAGCTGTCTCCCAATCAATATTGAGTGCTTTTGCAACGGCTCTTACAGCACAATCCCCTACCCTTCGCCCTGTGGGATTTGGATTATATTTCTGCCACATAATTCACCTCAAAGGACCGTACAAATGCATTAAGATCACTCCTCCCATATCGCCACAAAAAATCATCACAAGCCAGATAAGCCTCCATGGGAGATAGTCCACACATTATTAGTCTTTTAACAAATTTTAAAAATGCCGTATCTATCATGCTGCAAGCATAACAAAAAGCCCGGATGCTTTCGATGAAGTATCCGGGCAATTTTAGTGCAAAAAAAAGAAGTGCCGGATTAATCCAGCACCTCTTCTTTTATTTTGTAACCGGCACATAAACCACAATGGTCTTTGTCTTGCCATTGTAACTTCCCGGTTTAGTCTTGCATTCAGGATAGCTTGTTTTGTATTCCCGATAGCTCATTTCCTTCTCTTCGCAGCCGATCGAGTTCTCGATAGCTTTTTGTTCCTGATAGCAAACTGGACATAAACCATAATTTTTATAATAATCAATCTTTTTTTCCCTATCGGCTGTCTTTCCGAACAGTTCAACATTGTCTTTATGACCACAACTAAATTCTACGTAATACTTCATTTTATTCACCTCTGCCGTTTTTTCTTTATTATAACTCTAAAATAGTATATGTCAATTTATTTTTTAAACTTTTTTAAATAAAGTGACAAAAAAAATATGCCGTTTAACACGGCATATGTTTGAATAAACGATCCTGAGATTTATAAATGATGTTCTTTACTTGTCTAACCGATAATCCAAATTCTTCACTTAACGGCTCTATGCAAATACCATCAATATATCTTCTTTTCAACAATTTCCGGTTTCTTTGATTGTGAATGTATTCATCAATTACCTTGCTTATCTCCGAATTGCTATACTCCATCTTATTTTTTTGCACCTCTGCCCACATTTCTCTTCCTGCCTGTACCATTGCATGATGGGCATTTATGATATCCGCTATTACCGCCCGTCTTACGTCTTCGGGTTTTGATCGTTTGCCTTAGTGTCACCGCCATAGTAATCTCCTCCTATGTTTTGCAACTGTACATCGCTATCGCCATCAGATTTTACATCCTGAGTTACCACAACATCTTCCCATTGATTTTCCCAATAAATCCATCCTGCATTGGTTACCAATAACATTAAAGCCAAAATCACACATAGAATGAATAATCTGCGATTAGCACGTTCCAGCCTTGTTTGTGCGCTCTCAAATGCGATATAGGGTATTTGTTTCTGCTCCTGTTCCATAACATTATCCTCTTAAAATTTTATAAATATTTGTTCGCAACACTCTCATTATACCATAGATCAGGAATATATTTAAATCAAAAATATAATTCGGAAAAATGATGAACAAAAACATTAAGTCCCACTTACTTGACTAAAGCTTGACTAAAGCTTGACTAAAGCTTGACTAAACAATGTTGGGCAATGTTGCGAAAATGTAAACGAATTAAACTTTTTACCCCTAAAAAATGTAATTGAGTCCCAAAAATGGTACTCAAAATATCATTTCCGAGATTTGAATTAAACTTAAGCAACAAAAAAGCGCCCTGTTACGGACGCTCTTCTGTTAGTCAAGCGAGGTAAAAACCAGAAAAAAAGAAAACCATTTACAATATATCACTAATTAAAAAATTTAACAAGTCATGATAAATTGTGCGCCGGTCTCATCAGTTACATATAAAGCTCCTGCAAGTGCAGCCGCTTTACCACTTTCCGGCTGGAAGTAATACCACTTACCATCGATCTGCTTCCATTCTTTTGCCATGAGTCCGGTCTCATCAAAGTAGTATCTGTGTCCATTAATGTTGCGCCAGCCATGAGCATTAACTCCTGGCTCAAGGCGGAAATACCACTTGGTATCCTCACCTTCACCAATCTTTATCCAGGTAGGATAAGCCTCAGAATCACCAACATCGACAATGCTCCAGTTAGGTCTGCCGTATCCTGCAATAGCCGGATCATCAAGCCGATACATCTTAATAGCGACCTTGCCACCATTTGCGACAACATCAGTACCGGCTGAAGTGTTTCCCTCGATTGTAGTTACCGTAGATGCTCCCACACTGATAACGAAACCGGTATGATGGATTCGAACTGAGTTCTTGAAGAAGATCTGATCCATGACCTTTGGAGTCTTATGCCACTGCCCCATCTTTTGGTAATACTCAGCAGATGTGGGAGTATAAGCAGACCAGCCGCCAAGCAGCAGCTTAGCCTTCTCCACACCAAAAGCTCTTACGAGGATATCGTCGCAGAACTGATCACACCACTGATAATTAATGCCGTAAGTTCCTTTTGCACCCGTTGTGTCAAGTAAATGTTTCCCGAAGATTGTATAGTTATTGCTCCCGGCATTAACTATCTTGCCTTCATGCGTAGAATCTCCAAGGTTCGAAGCATCCTTTTTCTCACAATAGCCTTCCCACTTTTTGGCTTCCGCCATGGCTTTTTCTACTGCTTTCATGATTCATCCTCTTCCTGTTCGCTGTCATATTTTGCCTTATAGTATTTAACTATCGCACCCATAAAAGTATTAAGTCCTGCCATCGTTGCCAGGACCTGATCTGTATAAGGGATTTCCCAGGATACCATAATGACACCTACAAATGCCATGAAAGCTGGAAACCAGCAAAGTGCTATATCTTTTAAAATATCATATGTTCTGTTTGTCATACCTTACACCTCATAAAAAATCATTCTCTTCCATGCATTTTTGATATGCTCTTGCGACATTTTGTTCGGACAGCACCGCTTTTTTGTTTACAAATTCGGGATGGTCACGACAATAATTATCGTAGTCCGTTATGTCTTTGAGAATATCATCGAACATCTCTTTGCTGTGCCTTACTTTCTGCAAAATCTCGTCGTTAAATCTTAGGATTCTCCGACGTGCCGCAAGTGCTTCCTTGAGTTGATTTTTTTCATCATTGGAGATTTGCATTTTGTCGATTTTCTTTTCCAACTCATTCATGCGGTCACGCACTTGTATAATCTCGGTCTTTAGGTCGATGATTCCGAGCAACCTTGCAATCCACTTCATCAGCATCGACCACGGATTTATTTTAATTGGCGATACCTCTATAAAGGAAAGCACCAAGAAAATCAAAATCGACAAATTCCCAAGATTCAGTTGATTTAATAATTCAGTTAGTTTCATTCTCGATACTCTCCCTAGATTGGATTTTAATATTTCATTTTAAATGGTTATTTGATAGTAATTTAAAGGGAAGAAGAACCGCCGGAATCATCGGAGTAGCCGCCGCCATCGGTTGAGCCGGAACCACTGCCTGTGACCGTGATTTCGAATGTATCCTCGAATGTCCTTCCGTCATACGGTGATTTCCATTGAACCGGAATTTGTACATCCTCAGAACCATGGCCTTTTCCAAATGTAATCATATCTTCGCGAACACCATAACTTCTATTACTCAGAACCTCTTGCAATGGTATACCTACATTTTTGCCAGGTGTACATTGTATGTTATAAAATGCATATCCCGTAGATGTTACATTACGATTTATCATCGCTTCGCTGCCATCATCTTCTTTGAATATTACACTGAAATTGCCCTCCGAAACAAGATCTACATACTCATATGAGCTGCCTGGATAAAGAACAGCAAATACCTTGTCATCACACGAATGTAATATATACTTCCTTTTCCCGTCAAGCGTTCCTGATATTTCAGTCCCAACGCCTATTTCGACAAATGAGAATGTAAGCCCGTATTGTCGATAAAACAGGCTCGTATCATTAGCCAGTGTTGTATAAGTAATAACACCTCCACCGCCATGGGCTTTATCTATAGGAAAAACAAGTTCATCAAATGGAACGCGACCATTCGGATATTTAGCATCTGAAAACATTGCATCGTCTCCACCTTTTAGAATTACAATGATTCCAGAATAGTCTATTGCTTCACCGGAATTATAGTTTGTTTTTGTTGGTGGTGTTCCAATTTCAATCCCAGATGGCACCTTTGTTTTTACAAGGTTCCCGCTAGAATCTACACCAATAGCGTATTCATTTCCATCTACCTCGTCCCAACCAACAACAGATGAACCAATTCCACCGGGAGCCACTCCATTTTCTGTTGTTGGTAATCCATCATTAGTTGCACTCCCAATTCCGCCAGAAACATTCACGTTAACAATATAATATCCATCTGCATCATCATCTGATGCCCTATATGTTCCATTTTCATTTACGGTAAGTTCTTTTAAAGTCAATGCGTCATCAATGTCAACAATAACTTCATCATAACCATCTAGGTCATCATCACTTGCATGATACGTTCCATTTGCATTAACCGTAAGTGTACCTGTTTCGATATCGCCACCGCCGCCCTCAACGTCTACCTCTACTCTTCCATAACCATACTGATGTGATTCATAAACACCATTTCGAGTTATAGTAATATCCTCTAACTCTGGATTAACATCAACATCAATTTTAGAAAACCCATCGGCATTTTCGCTTGGGACATAAGTACCATTTTCAGTGACAGACAATTCCTCGTAGTTTGCATAATCACCTGCTTCATCTTCTGGAACCCATAGCTGCGTTCCTCCACCAACTTTATCGGTCTTTAATTTATTGACGGTCATCTGCTTACCGATACCGCCTTCTTGAATAACAATGTTTTTACTCATTAGTTTTATCTCATAATTAACTTATAGCTCAAACAGTTTCATATTGGTAATTGAAAATTTGTTTCGATATTCATCCGAATATCCCCATACATTAAAATTAACATACATATTTCTATTACCAGTAGGTTGTGCACTAGAACTTGTCGGCGGGCTTGGTGTAAAATATTGTTTGTAATGCCTCTTGATGCTATCCCTTACAATATTGTCAGGATAACTTAAAGCAACATTGCTACTTGAAATATAGTTTAATATGTCTTTACTTATACCAAACCCTAAATTCCATGTTCCTACAGGGAAAAATAAACCGTCAGTAGTTTCATAATCAAATTCAAGTAAGTAATATTTCGCATTACTTAACGAACCAAGACCTATTGAAAAAAACTCAAATACAGCAGAATACTCTTCAAATGTAGCACTAACTGTACCATCTGAATCCACATTATAAGTAAGCAAATCTACGCCTTTTCGTGACGAAAGACTAAGCGTTCCATTAGTAAAATTTATTTGAGTCCCCTCTTGGCTTCCACCCGATTGTACATTTACTACAATTTCATTCTTTAGCGTTGTGTCGTAAATGCCGTTCTGTGTCACAGTCTGGCTGCTCTGTGCCACAAGCTCACCGTTGGAAACAACTTTTCCTTCATCACCTGCATCATAAGTGTTTGGCACAGCCACAGTTACCTCAGAAAATCCATTCTTTGGGCTTGTAGGTGTATATGTGCCATTTGCGTTCACTGAAAGAATATCAAGATTAGCCGCTTCAATGCTACCAATCGCCGTTGCCATTTCGCTAGGAAGATAAGTAGTCTCTACACCTTTTTTTGTACGAATAGCATTTGCTATCGCCGTATAATTACTATCATCGGTCAAAACCTTTGCCATTTATCCCTCCTACGCTATCTCAACTATGCCATCAGACATTGTAACTTCATCCACAGATATAGTGTAAACAGTGCCTTGAAATTCATCAAGTGCTACCGCACAATTCTGTATGTCAACTACTCCACCGCTTACTACAGTGCCTGTCGCATATTCGTTGATAGGTCTAAAAACATACCTGTGATTATTTAAATATAAATCGATATAAGGATTCTCAATCGAATAATTATAATTAACAGGAAAAAGCCATACGGAAATCCTCAGAATGTAATCATCCCATTTATACTGGATTTTCAATTCCGCCGATTCCCTGATTTCTACGGGAGTCAATTTTATCTTTGACTTAGCCTGTAAGCCGAATGAAAAATCAGCCGATGCAATGTATCCTGCTACAAGAGTCTTGTCTTGCCCATAACATATGACCTTATCCCCCGGCACATACTCGCCGTTATTTATTACGCTTAAATCAGTTTCAACCCGATTAAAATATATATTGGCTAGTCGGCTTAAAATGCCTGAAACATTATTGCTGTTAATAATCTGGATATCCTCAATGCTCACGATGTTAGGCGGAGCTGTGACAGGTACATCGGGGTTTGACAGCGCTACATCCTGCGATGTCTGAATATAGGTAACCCCATCGGCTTCTACCCATTTATCTGTGGTGCTAGGTGTGCCTGCTGTGTATGAATATGAGCGCAGTTTTATAGATGTAACCCAGTCTTTATAAGATATGCTTGGTTTCCAAAAAGTCTTATTTAACGGAATTAAGACTTCGGTCGAGTCGTCCAATGGCAATATCTCAATCCTGCCATTAAAGTAGGTTTTTACATAAGCGCCTAAAACAAAACATACAAGCTGTAGTCTATATTTTTTGGAGTGATGCCCCATATAACCTGTGATAGTTTCATTTGCGAATGATGAGTCCAGATAATACTCGGTTGATGCAAAATCAGAAAAAATATCATCGATTAAATCGGAAACAGGGTAAGATGCGTACATTTTACCCTCCATTGTTTTCCGCTCTAAAATAGCCAGCTTACTCTCTGCTTTAACTCTTACAGTATAGGCATCAATTCTCTCAGCAAAAGTAATCCAATACTTAGCCCACAAAGCATCAGAATCATCATAAAGGCTTATATCCATACCTGCGCTGATAGTCATATCATCAGTGATAATATCGACCTCAAATTGATTTATTGGCACAGTATCAGACGTTATACTCGTCTCGGGCGCAAAGGATAACTTTTTAATTTTGTCATAAGTTGTCGAACCGATAACCACATACATCAGTAATATACCTCATCTGCATCATCTAAAGTAATCATGTTCCAAATGCCATTTTCAGCGTCCCATTCATACATGGCTCCATCGGGTACTTCAACTTTATCGGGAATTGATGTAGTCCCCCTGCTTATAACCTCGGAAAGTGACATTTCTTTACTTGGATGATTGGCAATTACTGAAAACTTTGTGCCTCTCCATATCTGTACATTTCCTTCTTTTCGGTAATATCTGTCACTCACCACAGAAATTCGACCAGTGATTTCGATGGTAGTCTGATTGTATGGAAATACGAAAGTATGCGCATCAACCGGATTACTCAGAATCTCGAATAAATCCGTGTATCTGTCAAAGTATCCCATAGGGATTGCAAGAGATATATCGTACTTCAGATATGTGCCTATGACATCGTTGAAGTAAGTCTTATCTAATAGCATCCCCGATATATCACTAGCCTGCATTTCTGCGGTTCGGTCAATGTTGCAAGGCACATCCCATTCAATACCATCGATTGTAAACATTACGCAAAACCTCCTGCAAGATTAACACCAACACGTTGCATTTCATTTTGATTATATTTGTATACCGCCCTGCCAAACTGATAACCATCAAGCTCCAAAACGATTGTCATATTTTTATTATCCGTTGCAGGGATTAACGCAGGAAGTCCTTGTGGCACACCCCCACCGCTTACATCAACATTTGAAACAAGCGCCTCATTCATGCCATCCATGGCATTTTCGACCATAGGAATAGAATCGGTGATACCAAGAGCAAGTCCCTTAGCAATATTTGCTCCAATTTCATCCCTGAAAAGTCTTGATGGTGAATTGATCTTAAAGACTTTTTTTGCTCCGCTTACAATAGAACTTCCAACCTTTTTAATCCCATCGACAACACTGCCAATGCCACCAGTCAAACCTGATACAATGCCACGTATAATCTGCATCCCTAGGTCTTTCCAATTTATTGACTTAAACACCTTAATCGCATTCGATCCAATAGCTTTAAGGGCATTTGGAATTGCATTTACAAGAGCTTTTATGCCAATAACGATTAAATCAATTATATCACGTCCTAATGTCTTCCACTGAATCAATTTCAGCCATTCAACAGCCTTGGTGCCGATTTCTTTCAGAGCCTGTGGAAGTGACGTAGCAAGTGATTTTATACCATCACCTATAAATTTAATAATATTTGCACCTATATTTACCCAGTTGAAAGCTGTGATTACATCAACAATAGCCTTAATAATTTTCGGAAACTCCGCAATTAATGTGGGAATCGCTTTCACAATGCCTACAACCAATTTCCCAATAAGTGTAACACCTGTCACAATCAGCTTTGGTGCATTATCATTGATAATTCCTGCGATATTTGAAACTATCGTAGGGATAGTCTCAATCATAGCAGGTAAGCTCTCGATAAGACCATCGGCAAGTGCCATAATTAAACCAAGCGCACCGTCTATCATTTTTCCGGCATTCTCCCGGAGTGATCCGGAGAATTCCATTACCGCATTTAACGCAACCGGGATTAATTCAGGCAATGCCGTAGTAAGATATTCTGCAAGACCCGCCATAAATCCCACAGCTGCATCGGCAGCCATAGGAAGTCCCTCGACCATGCCCTGCCATAAGAATTGCACGATCTGACCAGCAGTTTCCAGAATGCTGGAGCTGTTATCCATGATAGCCTGTGTAAGTCCGGCAACAATTTGCACACCACCCTCTAAAAGCTGTGGAAGTGCCGTAATCAAGCCATTAACAAAAGCCATGAGTACAGTAACAGACCCATCTACGATAGTGTCTATATTATCCGTTATGCCCTGGATTAAGGAATTGATGATTGATGCGCCAGCTTCGATAATTGTGGGTAAATATTGAGAAACAAGACCGACAAACTTTGAAATAGGTTCCTGCAAGGAATCCATCGCTGCATCAAGACCACCTTCTTTGAAAGCTGCAGTAAAACCACGAACAGCTTCTGTGCCTAGATTAACAAAATCAGTAGCAATAGGATTAATAGCTTCACTGATCCTGATCTGCATAGTTTCCATTGCAGAACTAAAAGATGTAATGGCACCCTTAAGGTTTGTCTCCATCGTTGCCGCCATCTCTTCCGCCGCACCATTAAACCCGTTAGATGCCTCAGATGCACTATCAATGGCACCACGGAGTTTTTCATAATCTGCTTCACTGGCATTCACAATAGCCAGCATACCGGACATAGCCTCCTGACCAAAAAGCTGTGTGGCAACTCTAGCTTTTTCAGCCTCGGTAAGTCCTCCTAAAGAGCCTCTCAGGATATCCATGATATCCCCCAGAGAACGCATTTGCCCCTCTTCATCGGTAAGCAAAAGATTCGTGCCATTAACAGATAATCCCAAGGCTTCCATTGCTTTTGTCATTTCTGTGGTAGGCTTAGACATACGAGAAAAAGCCGCACGTAAAGCCGTACCAGTCTGAGAAGCCTTAATACCACTGTTTGCCATAAGACCAACTGCAACAGCCGTGTCTTCCATGCTGAATTTAAAAGTGCCTGCAAGAGGAGCAAAGTACTTAAATGTTTCACCCATCATGCCGACATTTGTATTTGAATTACTTGCAGCAGCAGCAAGCACATCGGCAAAACGCGCAGAATCAGATGCCTGTAAGCCGAAAGCCGTAAGAGCATCCGTAACGATATCAGATGTAGTAGCAAGATCCTCTCCGGATGCCGCAGCAAGATTCATGATTCCGGACAGACCATTCATCATGTCCTCGGTCTTCCATCCAGCCATTGCCATGTAAGACATAGCCTCACCAGCTTCGGTAGCACTAAACTTTGTACTTCCGCCCATCTCAATGGCTTTTTCTCTCAGCTTATCAAAATCCTCTCCGGTAGCACCAGAGATAGCCGCCACTTTTGACATGGTAGCATCAAAAGTAGTTCCTGTATCCACAGATGATTTTGTAAATGCAACAACGGCGGCGGATGCAGCCCCCACAGCTGCAGCCCCCACCTTCATTGCAGTAGAGAACCCACCACTGATCATGGACCCGAAACCATTGGCTTTGCCTTCAGCAGCAGCCAATCCCTGTTCATATTCACTGGAATCAAGTTTTATAGTCGCAAAAAGATCAAAAATATCCATATCAATCCTCACTCATTGCCTGCAGTTTCTTCTTAATCCGCTCTTTAATTTCCTCCGGTGATTCATCGATGTGCTTTCTTTTTGACTTATCCACAATGTCAGAATAGCGTATATTTAAACGTCCGATAGCGTGTAAAGCGTCAGCTATATAGCATTTATAGAGATTCTCCGTATAATCTGCTTCAAACCGCGCTGTACAATAGTTTAAAAACGGCTTTATGCGGTCTCTTCGCCCTCTATATTCTCCGTAGCAGAGCCAGAAGCGGTCACTGTCTCTGCCGAGTGAAAAAGCTGTGTTAAATCAGGATCATTAAAAAGTGACATGAGCGACATAGGAAGTTCAATGATAGACGGATTATACTCATTCACAGGAACACCTTCAAGCAATGCCATTATATGCAGCGTTTCCGCCTTATGATCCTTTAACAGCTTTTTAACAACATCAAGTTTGCTTCCATTTCTTGCTATTTCAACAAATGAAGTGTCCGTAAAAATAACAGACACTTCACCGATGATATCAGCAAGTATATCAAGAGCATCTTCACCCCGGATATCGCTGAGTCTTCTCATAAATTAATCCTCCCCCTCGGTACTATAAAATACCATTGGCACTTCATTCTGAGCATTGATAGATACATGACCTGTGATTTCAAGTGTGAGATTACCCTTGCCATTCTTTGTGGTTTTAAGCGAGAACCCACCAGTCGAAAGTGCATTTTTAATCTGCACAGCAACCATGCCACCGTCAGCCTTATCACCTACCCACCATAAATGCTGGAAATCATCCTGTTTCAGATTTGCCCTAGGCACAATCATGGAATCCGGTGATGTAAGCTCATAATATGTTGCAATATCAGCCACAACGGGGTCGGCAACGGGAGTATACACATAATTGGGCGATGTGCCTGTTCTTGTGTAATAAGTTTTCCCGGATACGATAGCCTCATCCTCAGTGAGGGCATATGTTGCACCACTTGTATCAGCAGCACCAAGTGACAACTTGATAGCATCTGCAGTAGTGCCAAGTGCAGTAGTAGACATTAAGCACTCCCAGCTATCAAGATGTTTACCCTCCTTAGTATTATTCGGGGCATTATCCACATCCTCAAAAAAATCACTATAAGTAGGTTTGCATGACACAGTGATACCACCGGTAGTCGCTGTTACTATATCAGCATCTGCCGGAGCTGTAGGATTCGCGGGATTAAACCTCTTCAAGATTACACCAGCATCAACCTGTAACTCATCGAACGCATTACTAGAAATTACGGTAAATTTACCAGCCATTTTTTCTCTCCTTTTTTACTTAATTGTGGGTAAAAAATTCACCCATAACATTAATATGTACCCGTTTCACAGCATCATTCTCATCTGCCATACGTTGTGCAAATGGAGATCCCTGCGCAAGCATTAAATATTCGTGAGTATTTATTGACTTAAGCAAATACCCTTTTAAAGCCACGCTTATTTCTTCAGCCTTCTGCGAAATTTCTCTCCATGATGTACTATGATACCACAAATCGCCTGTGAATAATACAGTGTTCTCGAATGATGATGTCAACGCACTGTAAGTGATATATGGCATCACAGCATTATCGGGAACACTTGATTCATCATAGGCAGGAATATCAAACCCTGACCAAAAATTATGAATAGTCTGCCATTTATCCATTATTAAATAAATTCACTTTCTAAATATTCCCAAACAGTCATGAAGAAAGTTGGTACTCTTCCGCCGAAACCTGTCTCATATCAAGCGCAGCACTTGCAGGTGTTTTTTTATCATCACCATCGCTGGTGACTCTGAAAATCTTGCCATCCTCCACCCGCCTGAACACATCATGATACTGCAGATTTAAAGCCTTTGTTGTGGTCACCGTATATAACGCAGTAACCCCCTGCTTTTCACCAATCCTCGCCTGCATGGACGAGTCCAGGACGATTGCTGCCTTAAATTCAGCACCATCCACCCATGTGGTTATATAACCACCATATCCATCTGCTTCTGTTTGTTTATTAAGTATGACGCACGTAGTCATAGCTTCTGATAGGAGACTCATATATCATTTTCCTCCAAGGATTAAGCCGGGGAGCAAACACAGCCTGCCAGGAACTTGGATTTGAAGCGCTCCCCCCGGATGAGCTGCCTCCCGAACTCTTACTATACGAATAACCGCCAAAAGACTCTGAGTTAAACGGACTCATTGCCTGACTATCCACTGTTCCATATTTTGCGACCCATGCCTCAATATCATTACAAAGCGAAAGGACCGGTAATGGTATCGCTAATACCCATATTTCTCCATCGAATACTTCATCCGTTAAAGGATTCTCAGTATCACCATATTTGTGTATACCGTCATTAAATACGCTGCCGGAAATCCGATAATACTGATTTTCCAAAATAAAATCCACATCTGCAAGAGATCCATTCTCGATATAGAACTTACCCTTCCAAACTGCCCGGATAAAGTAATCACGGATCGTTCTAAGTACTTCCTCAAGCATTTAAAGCCCCTTTCCAGCCACTTTCAAACCTCAGACGATAAAGTATCCATCTAAAGCTAAAAACCGCTAAATAAAGCCAAAGCGAGGGATTTACTCCCTCGCTTTAAATTGCCGAAAGCCGTCTAAGCTTACGGAGTCTCAGTTGCTGTTGCAATAAACAGACTGTTTGGATTGTAAAGTACAGGCATGAACAGTGTTGATGCCTTTGTCCAAAGCACTGCCGGGTCCTCTTCCGCCCACTGAGTGATGTACACATAAGGTGATGTACCGGAACCAGAAACATCAAGCAGCTGTCTCACATCTGTCTCAGGTGGATCACCCCACAGACCTGTACCGATCCTGCCGTTGATAGTAGGTGAATAGAAAGTGATCTTATCCTCCGGATAATAACGCTTTGTGGTAACTGATGGTCTGCCGGATGCAAGGATTGTTGCACTCGCACCATAGGTAAGATCATTCTCGATGATATCATTGATACCGAATTCCTCGGCAAGATAATCCTCAAGAGCAGTCCTACGAACTAATGCCCCTACCCCGGAGTTACCATTGATAGCTCTCTGGATATCAGCATTGGCTCTCAGCTTACCGATCATCTTACGGCTTGTGAAAGCACCACTAAGCACAGCACCTGCTGTTCTTGCAGTATCCACAATATCCTGCAGCTGATCAGGAATAGATGCAGATGCACCAGCACCAAAATCAAGAGTAAGATTCTTGTGTGCATTTGGCACACCGTAATCAACTGTGAGATTGAGATTGTTCTCCTTGATGGTTACCTGACCGGTAGCGATAAGCTCATTCTTCGCAACCTTGGTACGGGTAACAACCTGCTCTGCAAGGCGAACACCGTCATTGACAACATAGTCATAAAGATTTTCATCGCCATTGACACCTGATCTCAGGAGCGCCCTCATTCTCTCAGACTGGTTGATCTTAACCTTGATAAGACCCTTCTCGATGTTGTGTGTATCGATAGGAACTCTGAAAGTGGTCTGAGATTCTGTATCAAAGCCATGGAACTGAGCCATAACAGGAATTCTGAACTCATCTGCGATGGTCTGCCACTCAGCCACAAGGTTGTCAGTCTTACGATCACTGAAAAGCTCATCAGCAGGATCATTTGGACGAGTTACCTGAAATGGAATGTCTAACCAATCCTTCTTAGGGATGAAACCAAGTATATTATTTTCCCATGTGATAGCCATTAGCCGTTACCTCCATTTACCCAATTAGGACGAGTTACCGCCGGAGCTGCATTCACAAACTTGAATCCCTTACCTTCAAGTGCTGCCTGAACACCTTCTCCAGGAGTATCGGCAAGTCGATCAAGATAAACTGTACCGCTGAGTACAACGGAACCCGGCATATTGCCGTTTGTAACATCTACATCCTCGTATACGATACCCTCTACCTTTGAAGCATCATTTGCCGGATAGAAAGCACCCATCTTCCAATATTTTGCACCGTTCGCCGCAGTGGTTGCACCAGCCTGTGGGAACTCACGTGTTTTTCTTTCACATTCCTCATGAGCGAGGAAATAACCCGGAGTATAAACAACTCCCTGGTCTACTGCACCAATAAAGCTCATTTCTTTTCCTCCGCTTTTGTGCCATACATCATTTCGTAATGTTTAGCCGCCACCTGCGCTGCCCGGCTCGGTGTATTTCCATCACCGCCGCCTGCACCTCCCGGTGGAGTTTCAGTTTTTGCTCCCTGCTCCTGCTTTGTTGTAATAAAATCAGCCCACTCGGTCTTGATAGCCTCGGTCAGTTTATCGACGTTTTTCAAAGCACCGGAATCATCAAGCTCAACGTCTTTGAGATCAGTGACACGCATTACGGCATCCAGCCTCTTCTTGGATACACCCGCAGTCTCTAAGAGCTTACGATAAGCCTCGGTCTTCTTGACCTTAACCTTCTCGGCATCAATGCCAGCCTTGTATCCATCGTATTCCTCACGGAGCGCGTCATACTTGACTTTCCACTTGTCCTTCTCGTCGGAGTCCTCATACTCCTTGACCTTTTTTGCAGCAACGTCCAATTCTTTCTGGACACCCGGCAATTTTTCAGCATCAACCTTATACTGATCGCGCTCTTCCTTCAGCGCATTCACAGTTTCAGCGTGTGCAGAAATGATCTCGTCTATCTTGTCGGTATCAATCCCCATTGTCTGCAGGAATTTTCTTGTTAATGCGATAAGTCTTCACTCCCCTCTTCATATCGCCATAAATAGCCTCCAGCGATTTTACTCCGGCCTGACAAGCAATTATTTATAGCCGTTTTTGAAATTTTTGTTATTTTACTGGCATATACAATACTTTTATATTCAGCAATTTTAGTACCCTCAATATCATATTGAGCGATATGTCTTCCCTTGCTGTATTCGATATTATATTGCCTTGAACACCATTCAAGATTATCAACATGATTATTCAAAGAATTTTCGTCCTTATGATTTACCTCTGGATAATCATTAGGATTTGGAATAAAAGCATTAGCGACAAGACGATGCACAGACTCTTTATGGCTATTCCCATCAGCATCCACAAGAATTACAAATTCATACTGTGGCTGTCCTTTTCGTCCTCTTTTGCCTTTTTTTAGCTTTTTACCTTTTCTTTGTTGCGTCCATGCACCATGAACGATTTTAGGAAGTGAATATATTTCTCCTTCATCGCTTACAAGATATCGTCCTTCATATCCCGCAATTTCTTTCCAGAGAGCCATTATTTTCATCCTCCTCTGCGTCGGTGACGGTTCTTTGTCATTTGGATACCTGAATTTTATCACACACTTCCACAAAACACAAGTACGGCAAAAACCATGTTTTTATCAGAACCCGCGTTCGATTTTTTAGTGAACAATTATCCTACATTTTCTATAACTTCTCTATATAGCATTTTTTTTGCAATAGCTACTTTATACCAATAATCCTACATATCCTACATAAAGGAAAAAAATAGTAAAAATATATAGATAAATAAAGGATTTATTGAATGTAAGAACAAATGTTCATCCTACACAAACCCTACATCATCCTACACAGAAAAATTAAATTTTTGTAAAATCATGCATTTTTTATACTTTTCTCTGCAATTTGTTTAAATTCGTCCAGGTGATTCATAATGCCCGGTTTCAGGTACGGATGCGCATGAATTTTACTCGTACCCATTTCCTGGTACACGGCATATTCCACATTTGTACCTACACAAACAGTGTCTTCCTGAACCCCGGTACCAACTTTGTCAGAAAAACTATTCCCCTGATCATCTGAATACGAAAAAGAGCGACCCTCGGATACCTGAGTCGCCCACGTGATTGAATTCCTTAATCGCCCTGTGTCATGTGGCGCAAGCGCACCCGCATATCCAGCTGCCTTTGATCCAATAGCCTCTAAAGCAGCGATTTTTGCCCTTTTTAGGGCTTCTTCTACCTCAGCCCTATGAGACTCCACACTTACATCCATAAGCCCCTCCTAGCGCCTGTAATCGGCAATATAACGCGCCTTCATGATGGCTGCCACGTTATCAGGTTTTAAAATGCTCTGGGATACACCATGCTCCTTCTTCCACTCGGCATAAGTCATGCCCCCAAGCTTCGATGTGTGCCTTAATGATAGATCTGTCCAGTCGGTCTCGAACCCTTCAATATCTGACACCAGCATGCATCGACAGTTCCAGATATTGCTTCCACTAGCCTCCGGATCTCCTGGATACATGATCTTCCCCAGGGAATTGTGAAACGGCTTATCTAGTGGAACCGTCACACCATCAAGCTCCCTATGGGCATGACGTGTGCGCCCATCAAGGACCGCAAGCCACGTCTTTTTTACAGGAATTCCCAGAGACTGCATCCTGTGAAAGCTGTCCAGCCTCCCGGCATTCTCAGATTCAGTAGCAGCCGTTCGCGCATACCGGATCGCTGACTTACGGTCAGCTACACACAGCTCATCGGAAATACGGTCAGCCATGTGTGGGATGCTCTCACCCTGGATAAGCGATTGCATTGTGACACTCTGAATCTGCCCCTTGTGCCACTTGACAGCTTCCCCGGATGCAATGCGCCGCTGCATCTGTCTCCCCGGAGGTGGCAAAAGCATCGGCTGATCACGCAGGATACGCTCCACAGCCTCACGGTTATAAAGCACAAACGATGTATCAACCTGCAGCTTTTTCTCGATATCGAAAGTCGCAAAATTCATGTTGATAGCGTAAATTTCAGCCATGTAACCGTAAGTGATGCTCTTAGCAATCTGCTCAGTATGCACAAGATCATCAGCTACGTTGTCAACCATTGCCTGCCACTGCTTACCAACGGCAATTTGACCAATTCGCCAATTGTTGTACTCTTCCTGCGTGATTACACCTCGCATGAGCTGGTCACGCTTGGTTTTATCCTTGATCGCAAAAAGCCGAAAGTATTCATCCATTTTGGCTTTCAGCTCTTTCTGTGCTTTTGAATAAGTCTTTCGGATTTCACCTTCAAGCCTGAGAAGTGTCTGATCCGTTTCCTTCCTGCCTTGATCCAGTTTCGTCTTCATAGTCTTCCTCTGCTAACCTTTGCATCTCTGCTGCCTGTAACTGCTCCAGCACCTCTTCCGCCTTATCACCATCTCCGAATGTCTCAAGAATCTTCCTCACAAGATAATCTGCAGGAAGGACCTGAGCCGCCTGTAAAAGTACAGAAATATTCTCGGCAACATTCACCATAATGGACCGGGTGAAGCTTGGCTCGGACTCCACCCCCACAACGGCAAAAAGCCCATGCAGGAAATCAAGAACGCAGTACTCGTACATATCGGTCTTGTTATTGATAGGCTCATACGCAGCCTTGATCTGTGTAGCTGTGACAGCACCACCGGCAATGTTCTTCGTATCAAGCGCCATGAAATCATCATAAAGGTCGGAGCGAAGCCTCGTCAAAAGCACCTCACGGCTTGTGTACGGCACGTCCACGGTGTGCGCTTCGGCGCGGGCTCCATCGTCCTCGACAACTGCAGCCTTTACCGTTTTCATATGCTGAATGAACTTTGCAAGATCGATGTCATCCATTCCAGAAGCGTTTTGGATGGTCCAAAAAATTTGGCTGCAATCATCGAGGTCGTCAGCAAACCCGGATTTGATAAGATCATAAGCATCGATCTGTTCACGTCTGCCTACAAGCTCACTCTGCCTTGCGGGATTACCCCATAATGGGATGATAGGGAATGACGGATAGTTTCTGCCATCAAGAATTTCTGTGTCTCCATCAGGTGAACTTTCCACATTCAGCACATAACTACGCTTCGGAGCATATACCTCGCCCTTACCATCTCGCCAGATGTACTCGGTGTACCCGTCAAGCTCGTATAGGGTGACTCGCATAGGCTTTGACTTGTCTATCTGCCAGAACCTTGCACCTGCCATAAGCCCACCGGTCTCCTCATCCCATAACGGCACAAACTCAGTAAAACCGAACACCTCAAGATGATCCAGATTCCAAAAGCCAAAAGAGACAGCTTCTACAAGTGCTTTTCTACCCAGCTCCTGTAAACGGGTGTCAAAATCATCGCCCAGCTTTTCTTTTTCACTAGGATCGGAAAGTGACAGACCATTGCCCAAAAGGAACTGATTCTGCTGTGTTATAAAACGATTAAAGAAATTTGACCGGAGCTTAAAATTAGCACTGAAATTATCGGGAACCGTCTGCCCGGAGATTGTGTATAAAAGCTTCTGATACTGCACTATTGTGACATTTTTCTGACGGTCATACTCTTTTGCAGTCATAGCATCTTCATACATCTGGGAGCTTTTATGCGCAGAAATAATGGTCTGCAGAAACTCCATTTTTTTATTCTCATCATCGCCAATTTTTAACAAGTCTTGATAAGTGTACATTACAACAAATCCCTCCTCGCTTTCTTCACAACACGCATAGTTTTTACAAAATACCTGGTAGCATCCATGCAATTATGCACGATTAGTCCACCATTCACAGAAAAGTTGTGATTGTCTTCAACTTCCATATTGTAGACATTAGCTCTGCCGATCTTTCGGATTGATTTTATTCCAACGCAAGAAGTTCCGACAACTTCGGCAGCAAGTTTTTGCTTTTGAATATTTATTTGTTGTGAATTCATTACCACACCATTCGCATTTTCTCGTTTCGTTATCAGCGCCACTTTTTCTTCGATATGCTGCACGACAAGCATTAGAACAGAATCTGTTAACGCCATGATTAATTGCTTTAAATTCTTTACCACAATTCGCGCAAATAAAAACTTTATGTTTATAAAGATTTTCTTTCATTTGCTTATAATGTTGCTTATGCCATTCTCGACCAATATCTGTTCCATGCCATTCGGATGCTTTAGGTCTTGCATTTTCATTAAGATTTTTTATTTGCCTTGTGTATCGTTCATCATTCCAGGATGTCCCATGCAGTTTCATGTGATCTGATGCCGACAATAAAATCAAATTTTCAAGTTCATTATTTGATTTATCAAAGTCCTTATGATGTACCTGATAACCGTTCGGTATTTCTCCATTGAAGAATTCCCAAATATAAACATGTAGCCGTTTATGGGTTTTGGCATTGAGATAATAACCGGAGTGCTTGTCTTTTCTGAATTTCAAGCCATTAAACACAGCCAAATCACCATTCTCAAGATATTTTATCGTCATAATGTAAACCTCCTTTGTCTACATTATAACGCATAGTGTCCATAATATCAACGATTCTATCAGACGGTAAAAGTTCACAAGCTGAAATATAACCACGGTCTGTAAGAATCGGATGATCCTCTGTGCAACGGATAACACGCCCGTCTTTAGTTTCTATTTCATAGATTTCTGCATTTCGCTGAGTCATACGACAATCATGATATGGCTTTAATTCGGCTTCACCTGTGTCTATATTATAACTCCATACATTTCCACTTGTGCCGACTAATTCTTCTATAGGCTTCGCTCCATATTCTGTCATAACAAGTGTATCACCGGTTAGACAGTGGTCGTTTTCTTTGACCGGAGCATCATCTGCTGCCTTGTCATTCCAGATATAACCACTAGCCTCGGATTTCCACGCTTTCAGTTTTGGAGATATAACAAGATACCCATTCTCCAAGGCATTAGCAGTTTCACGGATACCATCCATGACAGCATTGTCAGCCTTTATAACTTTAAAACGGTGTTCTCGCTTACGCATAAGAGCAATATAGGATGCTGCAGATGGGTCCACGATCATTCTGATTGTCGCTTCTGGAGCGACATCCATACACCATGCCTCGATATCCTGCGCGTACTGCTCGTCGGTTTTTTGCACATTCTCAGCACGTCCAGAATAATAGTATTCACGCACAGCATACCACACACCCGCAAATCTCGCAAAAAGGATAGCAGCGAAAGCATTCATGGTACCGTAGTCCACACTTATGCACAAGTTATCCACACTGATTGTGGACAAATTAATCTCCTCTGGGATGGGCTTTATAGCATCCTCAAACATCGGATACACAAGACCTTCGGCAATGCAACGCTCACCTAGGATATCACGACGATACCAGATGGACCCGATAACATACTGGCTTTCGATTTCCTTAAATCGCTCCGGAGTGATCGATTTATTATCAGCAATGGTAAAATGCTCGTACTGATAGCCGCCGACATACTGTGTTTTATAGCGATCGATATACTCCGTATAGATGCGGTGTGTCGGATTACATGGGTTTAAATCCCACAGCACTAACGGCTTCACTGCAGCGACCTGTCGACCAAAAGCAACCTTGATAAACGAAATACGTGAATCATCTGAGTCAAAATGCTCGTTTATCTCGGTCGCAATCCACAGCCCATAAGAGTTACCAAGGATACGCTTATAAGAGTCAGCCTTTCCAGCACCGGTGAAAATAACCACTTTCTGCCCGGTCTGTGTGTTTATATAAAGCGCCTCATTGTCTTTATATTTTCCCCACTTGCACCGACCACGAAATAAATTCTCTAAGCCGAAACCATTACAAACACCGATATTCAGCTTCGCATTACCAATAGTCGCACCGGTAGCAAGGTGGATTTTGTCCACACAAGTCTCCAGGTACGCAGCAGCGATAATGCAATGGTCAATAGTTTTACCACTACGAATAGCGCCCTCGGCAACATTCATCTTGTTGTGGAGCGCATTCTTTATATAATTCTTATGTTTTTGGGAAAATGGTGCCCAATTAATTGTCTGTGTCTTTTTCATCGCAATCGGTCGCCTGACAAGCGACATCATCACCCATAAGCATAGCAGCCAGAGGAGACAAGTCCTCGACTTCAGTAACCGTCTGCTCGATCTTGTCCGTCTGTCCAAGATACTGTTTACCCAGGAAAATAGCCATTGCAGCCGATGATTTTGATAAATTCATCTGATTTCTTCTTAGCTGTATTTTTAAAGCCATACATCCGTTTTGTCTGAAATATTCTTGAAAAGTCATACCGAACTCACGTTTGCACCATCTTGTCAAAGTGTCAATATTAGCTGATTTTCCTGTTTCATCACGAAAAAACCAGCAGATTTCTTCTTGTGTACAACCTAAACCAACTAAATCCTGGAATACTTTTTTATCAAAGTTTTTTTTCGGTCTGCCTGTTGGATTCCCTGTAGGTTTTCTAGGCATGGTATCACCTCCTTAAAACGGCAATTCCTCAGAATCATCTGCACTGTCTGTCTGCAATAATACTTCTGAATACGGAATTTTCTTTCCATCCCTTATCAAAAATACATCTTCATCCGAACCCTTAAAGTTTATATATCTTTGCAAAATCACGGAAACATATTTGGGGTCAAGCTCCGCCATATAGCATTTTCTGTTTAACTGTTCACAGGCTATTAGTGTGCTACCACTACCGCCGAATACATCAAGGACAATCTCGCCCTCTCTGCTACTGCTCTTTATCGCTCTACTGCATAAGGCTATCGGCTTTGGCGTTGCGTGACCGCCTGTATGTTCTCTTTCGTCTTTTCCTGCTCTGTCAAAGTGCCACACATTGTTTTGATTATCGTGTGTATTGTCAAAATAGGCACGAGTTGAATAATATTCCTTCTTGATTTCCTCGTATTCCTTCTTGAAGCCCTCGCCCTTTGCGTGATGTTGCCATGTCTTGTATTCTTCCTCTGTCGGCATCATCCATTGAGATTTATCAAACCAATGGCACCCGCTTGTCGGAGAATGACCGCACATTTTCTTCATATCAGCGTTGCTCCATCCCATACGGTCACGCTCTTGTTTTAAGTAACTACGTATCGGCTCCCACGCTTCAAAGTAATTATCTGCATTATTTGAAAAGCCTTGAACTCCAACCATCACAAATAAGCACTTTTCATCTGCAATCGGGTACATTCGAAAATCTTCCGATAACTGCCCTTGTCCGTTTCCTTTATCCCAAGTGATAAGGTTTCGAAATGTTATCTTGTTAGCTTTCTGCATCGGTTTCAGTATCTCGCTATATATATCCATCAGCGGTTCATCAATGCCCCAACAATACCAAGAACCATTATCTTTTAATGCTCCAAATGTCAGCGGTATCCATTGGCGGTTGAAGTCAAGCAAATCATCATAGTTGAGGTTATCATTCAGAACTCCCTCGCTCTCTTTCTTCATTCCATAGGGAGGATCTGTAAAAACAAGGTCAGCCTTTGCCCCATCCATAAGCCTATCAATAATCGCAACATCCGTAGAATCTCCACATATTAAGCGGTGGTTTCCTAAAATGTATAAATCGCCTAATTTTGCCTTTGGCTCTGTTGGAGGCTCTGGCACTTCATCTTCTTCTATTTCTTGCGCTTCTTCCTCTTCGTCAAGTTCAAAACCAAACTCTGACATATCTATGTCTAGTATTTCATCTAGTTCGCTATCTAATAAATCAAAGTCAAAGTCGGTGTTCATGGTCAGCTTATTATGCACAAGCGCATAAGCCTTCCGTTCTTCATCGGTCAAGCTATCAAGCCGGATAATAGGAACTTCGTCCAGTTTAAGTTGCTTGGCGGCAATATACCGACCATGCCCCTCAACAATCTCTCCATGCCAAACACCGATAGGATCAATGTTGCCGAACTCCTTGATAGATTTTTTAATCTGATCAATCTGTTCCTTGGGATGCAGTTTTGCATTATTTTTATACGGTTTAATTTCGCTTAATTTGACGTACTCAATTTTGAGTTTTTCAGTCTCCACAGAATACCTCCTGTCTGTTGCACAAAACGACCTTTACAACCGTCTAAATTGCAAATCTGATTTTTAGACGGTTTTTCAAACATGGTATATCCACACTTACTACAGACCCACTTATCTTTCATCATTTCCCCTTGCAGGTGTCATACCTGCAAGTTTCTTTTCAAGACTTGTCATGTTTTTTCTTGCTTCTCTCATTTAACATTTTTCTCTTCTGCTCATAAAAAGATGGAATCCGGATAATGTCTCCGGGAAGTCCCTCTATAATTGTACCATAAAAAAGAACCTTTGTGGGTTCAAGTCGTTTCATCATTTCATTATAGCCTTTTCGGAAACGCTCGTCCTCCTTACCATTCCATTCCTTATCGTTGCTGACCCCCACAGAGGATGTGGCAACAACAGAATACCTTGGAATACCCTCAAAACAATAAGCATAAGAATCCTCATCACCCCACACAACATCAGGAATAATGTCAATCCCGTAATACTGCCAGTATGCACCGCACCACTGCCTACGATAACAGGATAAAATCTGAAGTGCCCTTGGAAAATCGGTGTAAAGACTGAAGTCAGGTGATACAACTGCCTTAAATTTTTTAAGATCGGGAATGTATTTATCAGGATCGCGCCATGCCTGAATGAATTTAAAGTCATCATAGTAAAAATGGCAGATATACTCCGATAGATCTTTCACACCACCACGGTCACAGAAACGCAGGAACTTGTCCCCATAGGTCTGTGTAGGTGCGATAGATGGAATCCCGTAAAAATTATTAGCATAAAACTGCATCCGTTCCTGGTTCTCAAAAACATTATGCTGCAGTGAATCCCGGACCTCATCATCCTCAGTTTCCGCCTCCGCCTCATCATCCTGAGAATCAAGATTAAAATCAAGATCAAAACCGAAATCAGACATATCAATATCAGTTATCTCATCCAAGGAATCCCGGAGCAGAGCATCATCCCAGGGAGACTCGGCAACACGATTGTCAGCTAATCTAAGGGCATTTAATTGGTCAGCCGACAAATCATCCACCCTCATGCATGGAACCGCTTCTAAGCCCATTTTTCGAGCCGCCAAGAGCCTTCCATGACCAATTACTACAACATTATCCTTGTCAATCACAAGGTTTTGCCGAAAGCCAAATTCCCGGATGGAGTTGACAATCTTGTCAACCTGCTCCTCCGGGTGTTTTTTAGCATTTTTTTTATACATGACCAGATCCGACACTGGCACGAATTCAATATTATAATTTTTCATAATTCCATCTCATCACAAAATCGCTTTTTTGTCACTGCAATCGGCATATTTCCATATATAGCCTTTATAAGTTTTGCTCTGACCATGCAAACATTTATTGATATTGCTATCAAAAAAGCCTGTTTCACGCATAATATCTCTGCCGGATTGCCACACCTTTATTAGATTACCATCTAAATCGTATTGAGCAATCGACTTTTCCTTGCATTCCATCCGTTTCTTCATCAATGCCAACTTACACTCTTTTGAGCAAGTTTGCTGACGTTTCCGCTTTGTTTTATGTGGAGTAAATTCAGCACCACATATAACACATTTTTTTATCAATGGATATATCTGTTTATGCTCTTTCATGTGTTCCTGAACCGATACAACCGTCAAATTCTCCACACGGTTATCACTTTTTATCTCATTGATATGATGGACTTGAATTGACCGATCACCTCTTTTAATAGGCTGGACAAAAGCAGATGCCACAATCCTATGAACCCAATATGTCTGTTGCCTACTGTGGATATACATATAGCCATTGTTCGGCATTTGAGATTGTTTGATTTCAACCCCATTTCTATACAGTTTTCCAGTATCTTCCGCCGTGATAATTTCTCCTGTTTCAAGGGTGATATCTTTTTGCATACGCCACCTCCCAAATAAAAAACCTCTGTCACAAGATAGTGCGAGTATCCCGTGACAAAGGTTTTATAGATGCAATATGCTATTCGCAGATACAATATCTCGCACATATTGCATCTACCCTTATTATAGCATACTATTCATTATTCGGAAAACGTTTTTTAGTTACTGCTATGCAAAAAGATTCCACCTCGCTCGCCCACA